TCACCGGCCTCTCGGCTGCGCTCGCAGGCAAGTCCTCCACCCAAGCCCTCGCCGCCGAGGCCAGCACACGCGAAGCCGCCGATCTCGCCCTCGGCCAAAGGATCGACCAAGCCCTCGCCAATCTCGATCCCGCCGCCATCGATTCCATCGCCGAGGCCGTCGGCACGATCAACACCGAGCGCACCGAGCGCATCGCGGCCGACGCGGCCCTCCAGACCGCCATCGACGGCAAAGCGCCCGCCTCGCACACCCACACGGCCAGCCAGATCACCGACTTCGCCAGCGCCGTCGTCGCCGTCTCTCCGCCCGTCGATTGGAGCAGCCTGACCGGCAAGCCCACCACCTTCGCGCCCTCCGCGCACAACCACGCCAAGAGCGAGATCACAGGCCTCGTCTCCGACCTTTCCGCGCTGGCCTCCGCCGATACCGCCCTCGGCCAGCGCATCGATTATCTCACCGAAAATCTCGACCCCGCCGCGCTCGACTCCATTGCGGAAGCAGCCGCCAGCATAGGCACCCTCCAGACCCAGCTCAATACTCACACCCACGCGGCCAGCGCCATCACCGGCCTCGCCGAGTTCATCGTCTCCTCCGCGCCCGCGCTCTCGATCACCGCGACCACGCACATCGCCACAGGCAGCACGGCGACCTACAGCGTCGGCGGCCTCGCCTCTAGCAATCCCGCCCATGTCCTCGTCGCCCTCAACGGCGTCACGCAAAACCCCTCCACCGACTACACCATCTCCCTCGCCAACGGCACGATCACCTTCGACTCCGCGCCTGTTGCTGGCACCCAGATCGCCCTCACCGCCCTCGGCCTCCGCACCGTCCAGCCGCCGATCGATCCCGAGCTCTACCGCTACGCCAGCGACACCGCGAGCGACGGCCTCACGAACTACTACGGCCGCATCGCCAACACCGACTTCACCGGCCCTGCCAGCGCCTCCTCGCCCGTCTGGACGATCCACCGCACCACGTTCAATCCCGCCGGGCGCGTCGTCTCCACCGGCACCGCCACCGCCGTCGCCTGGGCAAACCGCACCACGGCCACCTACCAGCCCACGCCATGACGACGATCACAGAATCCAACCTCCGGCAAACCCTCGACCTCTCCGGCTTCGACCTCAGTCTCCCGCCCGTCATCGTGGAATACCCAACACGCTCGGCCTTCCCATCAGTCGGAAAAGCCGACCGCTTGTATCAGGCGATGGACGAAGGAATGCCCTACCGCTGGAGCAGCTCGGCGAAAGCTTACGCCACCCTGATTTCCATCATCGATGGCGGCGGTTTTTGACAATCACCCCACCCACGAACACCAACAACTAACCCACTACCACCATGCCACAAATCATCAAAGTAAAACGGGGCACAGGCTCCCCAGTATCGCTCCAGCTCGCAGAGTTGGGCTTCGACAAACTCAACAAGAAACTTTTCATCGGAACTGAAGAGGGCGTTTTCGACCTCTCCGGCGAGAGCTACGCGAAAAAGACCTTCGTTGACTCTGCCGTCGCAGCCGAAGCCTCGCTTCGCAGCTCAGCCGATTCGACTCTGACCTCGAACCTCAACGCCGAGATCTCCCGCGCACAGGGTGCCGAGAGCGATCTTGCCGCTGACATCACAGCGGAAGAGACAGCACGCATCGCGGCAGTTAGCGCCGAGCAATCCGCTCGTGAAGCAGCCGACACGACCCTCGACGGCAAAATCACGACCGAGAAAAATCGCGTCGACGCCATCCTCTCCGCCTCCCAGGCCGATAAGGATAGTTTCGCCGAGATAGTGTCGCTCGTGAATTCTATCGACACCGAGAACGATTCAGCGTTCGGAGGCTATGTCCTCAGCAACGACGCCGCGCTCGCGCAAGAAGTCAGCGACCGCCAAGCAGGCGACACGACTCTTCAGAATAACATCAACACCGTTTCCTCGAACCTCACCGCACTGACCACCCGCGTCACAGCGGCCGAAGAGGACATCGTGGACAACGCCACCGCGATCGCAGCCGAAGAGACCGCGCGCATCGCCGCCGTCTCGGCCGAAGCGACCAGCCGCGCGAATGCCGACACGACTCTTCAAAACAACATCGACGCCGAGGCTTCGACTCGTTCGACAGCGGACACTTCGCTCTCGAACCGCATCACCACCCTCGAAAACGCCAGCGCGGATTCCCGCCTGGACGCAGTCGAGGCCGATGTGGCCGACCACGAGACCCGAATCTCCGCGCTCGAGAGCGTGATTGATGGCGGCAGCTACTAGTAGCAATCCAACCCACTCCCCGGCGGGGCGCTCCATAGCGCCTCGCCAAGCGGGGGAGCCTAAAATTTCGCTGAATAAATCAGGCCCATGCCAAACCCAACCATAGTCCCGAAAAAATCCACACTCGCCGGAGCCATTCCGACGACCTCGCAGCTTTCGCTGGGAGAGATTTGTGTGAACCACAGCGACCGGAGAATCTACTCGCGCAACCCTGCCACGGGAGAGGTATATCGCCTCGCCGGCGCAGGCGAAGCACCCGACCGCGTGTTCGTTTTCGACTCCGCAGGCGACACCACATTCCTCGGCTATCTGCTCTACACCGACGTGCCCGCCACCGGCTCCATCTACGACGCCGCAGACTGGGAAATCTCCCGCACCACTTTCAGCGCAGACGGTAACTCCTCTACCGAAGCCTCGGCAACCGGCTCGTGGAATAACCGCAGCACTCTCACCTATTCATGATCGCACAACCACTTTTTAAAAAGCCCGCAGCATCCGCCGCACAGCCCGGCTACAACCGCCCCGGCGACTGGCTCGCGCTCCCAGACATGTCAGCCACCGAAGGCGTCGCTGGTCTTTACGCCGTCTGGAACCACGACAGCAACTTTGTCGCCTTCACCGTCGCTGGTGCATTCGATGTCGATTGGGGTGACGGCACCACAGAGAGCTACGCCAGCGGAGCCACCGCCGAGCACAATTACGACTGGGCTGACCTCTCCTCCACCACGCTCACCTCACGCGGATACCGCCAAGCCATCATTCAGATCACCCCACAAAGCGGCGCGTCGATCACCTCGCTCAATTTGAATGTCAAACACTCCACTGCCGGGCTGGTCAGCGGAGGCTCGACTGGCTGGCTGGACGCCGAAATCAACATCCCCAACAGCTCGTCCTCATCGATTTTTACTACAGGCAATGTCACGCATCGGAATCTTGAGCGTGCCGTTGTTCACGCCTGGGCAGGGACAAACTATGGTTTTTTCTTCAACGCAACAAACCTCCTTCAAAAAGTAGAGATTTTTGCAGCCACAGGGAAAACAACATTTAGCAACATGTTCAACGCCTGCGCGTCATTGCAGACAATGCCGTTGTTCGACACCTCAAGCGCAACCAGCTTTGCAAGCATGTTCAGTGGCTGCACTAGCCTCCAAAGCGTGCCGCTTTTCAACACAGCACTTGGGACGACTTTTAATTCCATGTTCGCTAACTGCCGCAGCTTGACCCATGTGCCTGCACTCAACCTGTCCAGCGGAACAAATTTAGGCAATGCCTTCCAAAACTGCACATCTCTCGCCCGTATCGAAGCGACAGGCATGAAGGTCAGCTTTAGCGTCGCCAACTGCTCGCTCTCTGCCGCTGCGCTCAACAAAATCTACACCAACCTCGCCACCGTCACCGGGCAGACGATCACGGTGACTGGCAACTACGGCACCGCGAGCGACGACACAAGTATCGCCACGGCAAAAGGCTGGACCGTCACCGGCTAAAATTATGGAAACACCCGACACCTCTGGCTTCTACAAAAACGACAACGGCGCGCTCCTCCACGGCCCGAACTATGTGCTGAACGCCGCCTACGAACTCCGCCGCGAGAACCTCGCCGCCCTCACGCTGCCCGTGGACGGCTGGCACTGGTTCGACAGCGAAGCCGAAGCCCGCGCTGCTCTCAACATCCTCGAAGACTCAACCAACTAAATTCCCATGGCAAACGAACTCAACATCGTCCTCGCAGAGTCCGGCGCAACCGTGACCTGCCAACCCTACCAAGCCGGAGTCGCCGTCGGCTCGCCTATTTCCCTCACTGAGATCGGCACCTCAGCCGTCTACAGCGGGAACATGACCGGATCGGCGGGAACCTACATCCTTGCTTTCAATGACGGCACCGAAAATGTCGGGGTTGGCAGCATCGTCTGGAGCGGCAGTGCAGAGGTTCCAGTGTCCACCCTCACCAGCGGCGACCTGCCCAGCGTCCCAACCGCCTCCGACAACGCAACAGCAGTCCGCGCCGAACTCACCGAACTCGCCAACCTCGACGCCTCCGTGTCGTCGCGTTTGGCCGGTTCGTCCTACACAGCCCCGACAACCCCTCCGACTGCCGCCGAGATCACGACCGCCGTCTGGTCCGCCGCCGATAAGACCGGCTACAGCCTCACCAGCGCCGAGCGCACCGCCATTGCCGCAGCCGTGGAATCCTCGATCCTCAACGAAGCCGACGGCCAAGCCGTCCTCAACGCCCTAGTCAGCGCCATCGGCAACACGAACCTCTCGGAAGTCTCACTCGTCGCCGCCGTCCGCGCCGACCTCGAGCGCAACGGCGGAAAGCTCGACAACATCCCGACGACCGCCGCGCCAAGCGCCTCGGCAGTGGCCAGCGCCACACGCACGGAGCTATCCACCGAGCTTTCGAGAATCGACCAAAGCATCAGCAGCCGCCTCGCCTCGGCAGACTACACCGCCCCGACAGCCGCCCCCACCGCCGCGCAAAACGCCAGCGCCGTTCGCACGGAACTCAGCACCGAACTCGCCCGCATCGATGCGCCGATCTCCGGAGCCACCGCGCCAAGCGCCGCCACCGTAGCCTCGGCCGTTCGCTCCGAACTCAGCACCGAGCTGGGCCGAGTGGATGCCGCAGTCAGCACCCGCGCCACCCCGGCAAATGTGCCGACTTCAGACATCACCGCGATCAAGACGCGTCTGGATTCCATCAATGTGGAGCGAGTGAACAACACGGCGACAACAAACATCGTCGGAACGCTTCTCGCTCAGGCCAACTCATGAGCGAGAGCCTAGCGAAAGCCATCGACCTTGCATCCCGGTGGGTAACCCCCGCCGGGATTCTGGTGGTCATCGTCCTGCAAAGCCAATTTGTCAGCCGCACCGAGTTCGAAGCCGCGTCGGAAAAACTCAGCGGCCGCGTTGAGAAAATCGAAGCCGTGTTGATCAGGATGGAAGCCAACGCCGAAACAGACAAGCGCCACGACCTCCTGCTCGCCGACCACGAAGGCCGCCTCCGCGCCATCGAACGCCGCTGACCCTTTGACATCTCCGCAAGGGAGATGAAAGCACTCCTCTCCAAGCTCAAAGAGCCGAGCACCATCCGTGGCGTCGCCATCCTCCTCGGCCTGGCAGGAATCAACCTCGACCCCGAAGCCGTCAACGCCATCACCGCAGGCGTGATCGCCGTCATCGGACTGATCGAGGTTTTCCGGAAAGAGAAATGACGCCCGCCAAAGTCGCCGCGCTGATGGTCCTCCTCGGCTGGATTTTCCTCGCCCTCGCATTCCTCACCGGCTGCGAAACCCTCGGCGTCTCGCTCGAGACAGACTACGGCCGCTTCACCTACCAGCTCCCCGAAGTTCCCAGCCGCACCCTGCGCGACAAGTGATGCATATTTTCGATTTTTTACGCCGCATGTTCCCCGCCGCGATTCTGCCCGCTGAGCCAGCGCCAACGGAGCCGAAGCCAGCGCCAACGGTTAAGAAATCCTTACCAGTTCCCGAGCCGAAAAAATACTACCCCCAAACCAACCGCAAAACGCCGAATGTCTCGGCCGGCCGCGTCATCAAGCCCACCCACATCGTGCTTCACCACACCTCCGGCGCTTACGCTGGATCGGTCTCGTGGTGCATGGACCCCGTGAGCAAAGTCTCCTACCACTGCATCATCGCCCGCAACGGCAAGCGCACCGTGCTCGCCCTGCCCAGCCAACGCACCTGGCACGCCGGCGTCTCCTCGTGGCAAGGCCGCAAAGACGCCAACTCCTTTGCCATCGGCCTCGCATGGGAAGGTGACACCTACCAAATACCACTGGGCGAAGACGCCATCCTCAGCGCCGTCGAATACCTCCTCCCGATACTCGACGAATACCACATTCCTCTTTCCAACATCATCCGCCACGCCGATGTCGCACCCGGCCGGAAAGACGATTGCAGTCCTGCCGCCCACGCCGCCCTTCTCGCCGCACTCAACCGCGCCGCATGAGCCGCAAATCCAAAACCCACCTACCGAAAGACCGCGAGGCCATATTGCTCCAAGTCCGGCAAACCCTCGCTGAGCATTTCGACTGCGGCGTGTGCGTGGTCTCGTGGGAAGACCAAGGCACGACCTACGACATGGACTTTAAATTTGGCAACAGCCACGCCGCACGAAACCTCGCCCGCGAAGCCGAAGAAATCCTTTGGCCGCTCGACGACGAGGAAGAAGAGGAAGACGACGAGGAGGAAACCGCGTGAAGGCTACTCTGGAGTTCACCCTGCCCGAGGAGCGCACCGAGCACATCTGCGCCGTCAAGGGCATGGATACCATTTTAATACTGGATGACCTTCTTAACGAAATCCGCTCTTTCCTTAAACATGGCAGCGGCGAATTCCGCGAATGGCGAGACGAAGAGACCGGCAATCTGGTCACGGGCTGCGATCACACCCTCGAAAAAGTCCGCTCCTATTTGTGGGAACTCCGCAAAGACAACGAAATCCCCGACCTCCCATGACCCCAATCAAAAAATGGAAAAAATGGATGGCTGTGGGATGCAGCCACGGCGCCGAGATCGATCCCGAAGCCCGCGCCGCCGTGCTTCGGTTCAGAAGCGCCTGGAAGCCCCACACCACCCTGCACCTCGGCGATTTCATTGACCTCGCCAGTTTCCGCGCCGGTGCCATCCGTGACAGCAACGACGCCGACCACGCCGCCGATGTCGCGGGCGACCTCATGGCCGGCATCGAGTTCCTGCACGAGCTCGAGCCCAACCAAATCCTCTGCGGAAACCACGAAGCCAGACTCTGGAAATTCTCCAAAAGCCCGAACGCCCTCCTCGCCTACGCGGCCAACCTAACCATCCAAAAAATCGAGGAGACCGCGAAGAAACTCCGCGCACCGCTGACCCCCTACGGCATTCGCAATTTCATCGAACTCGGCGGAACGAAGTTCGTCCACGGCTCGATGTTCAATGTCTCCGCCATCCGCGACCACGCCGAGACTTACGGCAATGTCGTCATGGCCCACCTCCACCGCGTCGGCTGGGAACGCGCCCGCAACATCGAAGGCGCCTCCGGCTACTGCGTCGGCATGCTCGCCAATTTCGATATGCCGTATGCCGCCGAACGCCGCGCCACGCTGGCATGGTCGCAAGGCTTCGCGTGGGGGCACTACTGCGACAATTCCCTCACCG